TCCGACCCTGTCATCAAGGCACCGCGTTACCAGGTGGTCAATCGCCGGCTGTGGGTTGGGGTGAAACAATCCGCGTTGTATGGGGCCATTCGGGGGATGGTGGATCACTGGCGGGCGACCTGGGTGGTGGTGGATGCGACCGGGGTGGGGGCGGGGCTCAGCTCGTTCCTGGATAAGGCTTACCCGGGGCGGGTGCTGCCGTTCGTGTTTACGAGCGTGAGTAAATCCCAGCTTGGCTGGGACTTCCTGGGTGTGGTGGAATCGGGTCGTTACAAGGAACACGCGGATAACCTGGATCCGATGCAGATTCTTTTCTGGCGTCAATTAGAGTATGTGCAGATGGAAGCCAGGCCAGGGCCGAACAAGTTAATCTTTTGGGGCACGCCGGCAGGCGCGAAAATAGGGGGGGACTTCATACATGATGACCTGGTGCTTTCCAGTGCGTTGTGCGCGGTCCTGGACCTGCAAGAATGGCAGATTACGGGCACCTCTCTGGTGGTGAAGAGGGTGGATCCGTTGAAGGAGATGAGTCGTGGGTACTGACGAGAAAAGAGGGTCGACGCCGTCGACCCCTACGGGTTTTCTGGATCGGATCGCAGGCCGGCTATTCAAGGGGTCGATTGAACGCGCGGTGGCTCCGCTACTGGAGCGCGAAGCGCGCGCGCAAATGGGTTCGACCTGGGTCGAGAATGACCTGACTTTTACCCAGGCCTCCAGGGGTTGGAACCTGACCCTGCGAGACCGGTATGACGCGGACCGGAGCGAAATATTGCAGGAATCGCTGGACGCCTGGCGGCTGAATCCGATCGCGCGGCGGATCGTGGGCCTTACGACTCAATATGTGGTGGGTGGGGGTATCTCGGTTGGCTGTAAGCACGACGAAACCCATAAGTTTATTCAAAACTTCTGGAACGACCGGCTGAATCGGATGGCGGTACGGTGTTATGAGCTGTGCGACGAGCTGACCCGGACCGGGAATCTGTTTGTGCTGATAAGCACTGGACCGGACGGGATGAGCTATCTAAGGCCGGTCCCGGCGGCGGATATCGACAAAATAGACGCCAGGTCAAACGACATCGAGCAACCGGTCCGGTTCTGGCCGAAGGCCAGCGGCGATAACCTCGACCCCCCAGCTTACCCGGCATACGACGAGGAAAACGACCAGGTGAACGACGACGGTTCTTACAGTCCGGTGATGATGCACTACACGATCAATCGACCGGTGGGCGGTCAATGGGGTGAAAGTGACCTGGCGCCGTGTCTAAAGTGGCTGAGCCGATATTCCGCCTGGCTGGAAGATCGAGCGCGGCTGAACCGGTTCAGGAATGCTTTTCTATTTGTGCTGCACGGCAAGTTTGCCAGTGAAGCGGAACGAGCTGCCCGGCAAGCGGTCATTGCAGCCAACCCGCCGGAGCCTGGAAGCATACTGGTGGCGGATGAATCGGAGACCTGGGAAGTCTTAAGTCCGAAGCTAGAAAGCGCGGACGCTGCGACCGATGGCCTGGCGCTTAAGAAGATGATCGCCTCCGGATCCGGCATTCCGCTGCACTTCCTGGCGGAGCCAGAAAGCGCGACCCGGACCACGGCGGAAGCGGCGGGCGGTCCGACTTATCGGCATTTCGAGCAGCGGCAAAACTACTTCGTGTGGGTGGTTAAGGACCTCTTAAGAATTGCGATCGTACGGCGGGCGAAAGTAGATCACCGGATGAGCGTGAGGGCGGAGCTGCAGGTCCGCGGAGCGGACATCAGCGCCAGGGATAACGTGGCCTTGAGTATGGCAGCTCAGAACATTGTCAACATGCTGTCGGACCTGCGCGACCGGAACATGATCACGAATGATGAGTATCTAAGGATGGCGTACCGGTTCGCCGGCGAGATTGTGGACGTGGAGGATATGATCGCGGCGGCGAAGAAAGAGGGGTGGCCGGTCAAGTGGAGTGACATTGTAGCGGAGCAACAGCGCCAGGCGGACGATGCGCGAAGCGCGAGCGGCGCTGGTCAAGCGAACGATCAAACCAGCACCAGCAAACGACCAAACAAACAATTAGGCGGGGTTAGTAAGATCGATCCCGATACGGGTGAACCGAAGAAGGAAATCGATAATCCGGGTGGTTAATTATTTTTGACATTTTTGAATAGGTACGGAGCGGGGGCGCCGGCCGCCAGGCCGGCGCCAGCAAAGGGAGCAAAACTGTGGATAAACCTGTAGAAAGTGTGGAAAACACTGTGTATAAAATCGAGCCGGATTCGAATGGCGAGTACCTGCATGAGCGGTTTGCCGCGAGCGGCAAAGCGAGCGGCGCCGGCCGGTTCGAGATCCTGGCCATGACAGCGGGGATTGGGAACGGTTGGGACTTCGGCGCGGACGTGCTGAGAGCATCGCTGCAGTTGTGGGATAAGGTTGAGTGTTTCGTGGATCACCAATTATCGACCAGGTCGATTCGCGACCTGGCTGGCATGCTGGCGGCGCCGGCCTGGGATGAGGGGCGGCAAGGCATCCGGGCGGCATTGGTGCCGATGGGGCCCAGCGCGGGGGTATTGGAAGAAATGGGCAAGGTGATTCTGTCCGCGAAGGATCCCGGCTCCCCTTCGGGAGCGCGAAGCGCGCCAGACGTGGGGTTCTCGGCGGACATTATCTTTAAGGCCAAAGACAAGACCGTCACGAAGATCGTCAAGGTCTTATCGGTTGACCTGGTTATCGATCCCGCCAGAGGCGGGGAATTCATTAGGGAGCTCTATTCGAAGCAAGCGGAGTTCCACCATAAGGAGTCTGAAATGACTGAAGTAGTAGAGTCGAAAGGTCAGACCGCGGAGGTGGAAACCCTCCGCAACCTGTTGCAAGTGCAAACTGAGCAACAGAGACTGGCCGAAGAAGCGGAAAAGGCGCGTGCAGTTCGCGCGCAGATGTGCGAGTATCTGTTATCGTCTGCGTTGGGGGCGGCGAAGCTGCCCACTGCAGCCGGGGAACAGGTTCGCAAGCAATTCAGCGGGCGGGTGTTCGAACCGGCCGAATTGCAAACCGCCATCGAGGACACAAGGAAGCTGGTTAGCGAGCTGACCGGTGCATTGATTGTGCAAGGTCCAGGGCGGATCCATGGCATGTTCACCACGGAGGACCAGCTGAGCGCGGCGGTGGATGACCTGCTCGGCGCGAAGCGCGACCCTGACAAGATGGGGCTGAAAGTGGCCCAGCTCTCGGGCATTCGCGAGCTCTACATGATGCTGACCGGAGATCACGACCTGCACGGTGGGTATCATGGCGACCGGGCGCAATTCGCGACCACGGCGGACTTCGCCGGCCTGGTGAAGAATGCCCTGAATAAGATCATCGTGGAGAAGTGGGGCGATATGGGCCGGGCGGGCTTCAACTGGTGGGAGTCGATCGCCACCGTGGAGCACTTCAACAGCGTCCAGTCAATCACCGGGACCTTGATCGGGACGGTGGGCAGCCTGCCGGTGGTGGCAGAGGGCGGCGAATATCCCGAGCTGGCGGTAGGCGACTCGCCTGAAACCGGGACGTTTATCAAGTACGGCGGTTACGTCCCGCTGACCCTGGAATTGATCGACCGGGACGAGACTCGCAAGCTGGCCAGCTATCCGAAGGAATTGGCGATCGCCGGCCTGCGCAAGATTTCGGAGCTGGTCGCGGCCATCTTTACGGCGCCGACCGCGGCGGGTCCAGCCCTGGCGGACGGTGGTTTACTGTTCAATGCGACGGCGGTAACGTCTGTGGGCGGGCACCTTAACCTACTGACCACCGGTCTTTCTGCGGCTCAGTGGGAAGTGGTCTCGGCGGCGGTATTCAATCAGCCTTTGCTGGTTAAGCAGGCGTTGGGCTACTACGGGACCGGTCCGAAGATGGGAATCAATCCGAAGTATGTGCTGGTTCCTCGAGCGCTGCAGCTGACGGCTAAGAAGATTCTCTACCCTGGCTGGGAGAACCTGGCGAACATCACCTCGGAGAACCAGCAGCAAGGTTCACCAGGTGACGTGTTGACCGTGCCAGAATGGACGGATGCGACCGATTGGGCGGCGGTGGTGGATCCACGGATCGCGCCGGCCATCTTCGTTGGGGAACGGTTCGGGATTGTGCCTCAGATCTTTGTGGCGGGCGACGATTACAGTCCGGCGGTGTTTATGAACGATGAAAGCCGGCTGAAAATTCGTCACTTCCTGGCGGTTTGGGTGAACGACTTCCGGCCGTTGCACAAGTCGAACGTGTAGTTCTCTGAAGATTAACCACAGAGGCACAGAGACACAGAGAAAACCAATTAATGCGGCGGAGGGAGAAAATGTTGGTAGTTTTACTGGTAAGTCTCCGGGTTCCGCCCAATTGATGAATGCCTGGACGGTCGTCAGGCCGTCCAGGCGAATAGCACATCCCCCCAAGGGGGGTATGAAGCATAGATCGAAAATCATGGAGAATTAAAATGGGTTACGCGACTGATTTGAATTGTTCTCAATGGATCCCGCCCTACCAGATGGTAAAGTCTGCTGGGA